TTAAAAATTAAAGGACCAGGAGAAAAAATTATTTGAGAAAGTTCTGGAAGTAAAAATTTAAAACCACCATATTGAGTCGCCCCTAAAATATTTATTTTAGGTTTACCCTCCTTAGTTCCAGGAATTTCCTGAACAATATAAACTACTGGAGTTTTGTCTTTACTAGAAATATCTTCATAACGAATTTTTTCTTCTTTCATGCTTGACAATATAGGTCTTAAAGATTATATTGTCAACTAGAAAGTAAAAATGAATTACAAATTTAAAACAAAACCATATGCGCATCAGTTAATTGCGTTAGAAAAATCATGGAATAGGGAAACCTATGCTTATTTTATGGAAATGGGTACAGGTAAAACTAAAGTTTTGATTGATAATGTAGCTATGCTTTATGATAAAGGTAAGGTTAATGGAGCATTAATTATCGCACCTAAAGGTGTGGTAGGGACATGGTATAATCAAGAAATTCCTACACACTTACCAACTCATATAGAAAATGTGTCTGTATTATGGCAAGCTAATATAACTAAAGGTCAATCAAAAAAATTAGGTACATTATTTAAAACTGGAGAAGAACTTCATTTTCTTATTATGAATGTAGAAGCTTTAAGCACGAGTAAAGGTACAGATTTTGCACGTAAATTTTTATCTAGTCATAATACTTTAATGGCTATCGACGAATCTACTACGATAAAAAACCCAAAAGCTAAAAGAACTAAAAATATAATTAAATTATCTGAAATGGCTAAATATAGACGAATAATGACAGGATCTCCTGTAACTAGAAATCCATTAGACTTATATAGTCAATGTCAATTTTTAAGTCCTTGGCTATTAGATTTTCAATCTTATTATGCATTTAGAACTAGATATGCCATTATGAAAACAGCTAATATTTCAGGTAGACAAATTCAATTAGTGGCTGGTTTTCAAAGATTAGCAGAATTGTCAGACAAACTTAAACCATTTTCTTATCGTGTTTTAAAAGAAGATTGTTTGGATTTACCCGATAAAATTTATATGAAAAGACAAATTAAATTAAGTCCGGATCAAAATAAATTGTACCAGCAAATGAAAAAAGAAGCATTAGCTATCTTAAATGGTAAAAAAGTAACAACTGTTAATGCATTAACACAGTTAATGAGATTACATCAAATTACATGTGGTCATTTTACTGCTGATGATGGAACTATTCAAAGAATTCCTAACAATAGAATTAGTGAATTAATGGACGTATTAGATGAAATAGAAGGTAAAGCAATTATATGGGCTCATTATCAATGGGATATAAAAGACATAATTAAAGAAATTATTAAGGTCCATGGTCCGGGTTCCATTGTTGACTATTATGGGTTAACTCCACAAGATGAAAGACAAGGAAATATTAAAAAATTTCAAGAAGATGACAAATGTAGATTTATTGTAGGAACTCCTCAAACTGGTGGATATGGAATTACTCTAACTGCAGCCAATACAGTTATTTATTATTCTAATGGATATGACCTCGAAAAAAGATTACAGTCAGAAGATAGAGCACACAGAATCGGACAAAAAAAGTCGGTAACGTACGTGGACATCCTGGCCGACGAGACAGTTGACGAGAAAATCGTAAAATCTCTAAGAAAAAAAATAAATATAGCGTCAGAAGTTTTAGGTGAAGAATTGAAATCATGGATTTAGTAGGATATACGCGCGACGCGCGCTAAAATTTTTAATTTACTACTTTTCCTCCGGACCACTTCATTTCTGGAAGTCCTTCGGTGTATTTTTTTCCGTCAAAAGTTAATACTTGTTTTCTATTTGAATCTGATTCGTGATAACTTATGTGAACCCATCCGCCTGCGGGGTCGTCTTTGTCGTAGTACTCCATGATTAATTGATCGAAGTCCACGTTATTTTGTAGCCAGTAAGCTGTCTTAATATTGGGTATGCCAAAAATTTCTAGGTCGACCGCCTGCCCCAGCGCGTGCTGCGATGTTTTTTTGCTGCCGATAGCTTCACACAATGCTTCACTACGATATCCGCTGGTAATCGTAACAGGTTTGTCAAAGTGTGCACGTAAAGGTTCTAAAACTTTCCAACATAAATCACCTAAAGCTTTAATCTCACCTGATCCTGGTGTGTTATCAATGCCCCTACGTTGAGCAGTCATTGACTTGGTCATTTCTTTTAAAGAAAAATGTTTTGAAAGTTGCATAATTTTATTGTGACATTAGAGCAAAAATAACATAAGCCATACCACTAATTAAAGCACCTACAGACACTAATAGAATACTTTCTACTCTATTAATTTGGTGTTCTAATTTAAGAATTTTGTCATGAGTTTGTTTTTGCATAATCCTGCAAAGTTTCTCATGAGAATCTATTCTTTGTAATGCGTTAGTTTTACTCATTAGGTTCTCCCCGCAATTATTTTTTCTGATGGTGATAGTAAAGCTTCCTCTGTTCGTGTCAAGTTAGTAATTGGATTTTTTTGTTGCATAGTTTGAGCCATATTTACACGTGGCATAGGTTGTGTATTTAAAGGTGGTGTAGGTAATTTAGATTCATAATTACTTGCTTTAGGCATAAAGTCTTCTAAATTCATGTTAAAGTTTCTATATAAACTTAATCCTTTAAATACATTTCTCATTGAATTAACAATTCCTTTTGCTTGTAAGAAAGGATTAGGTTGTCCTGTTTCTCTAGCAATATCTTTAAATCTTTCTTGAATTTTTTCTGATGGATAAAAATATTTAAAATCTCCTTTTAATAAATCTGTAATAAGGGATTCAGATATACCTCGTTTTTCTAAAGATTTTTTAATTTGTGATCTAGACATTCCTAATTTTTGTGCATTAATAAAATGAGTTAGCATTTCTTTTTGCACATTAAACAAAGCTTTGTTAGCTACAAAATATCTTTCTACCACATCCATTGGAGTTTTAGGTCCTCCTTTTAATAGTCCCTCTGGTCCTCCAGTAAATTCTCTTCTAGCATCTGATATACCTCTTTGGTAATCATAAATAAAAAATCCTAAAGCTTTTTCTGGTTCTACTTTAGTTAGTCTCCATCCCATAATACCTGCAAGTTCTTTTGAAACTTCATACATTTCTCCAGTCTTACCCGGTATATCTCTCATACCTTTATAAGTTCTAACAAATGGTTGAACAGATGGTAATAAAGTTTTACCTAGATGAATAGAAATTCTTTTTACTTTTTCTGCAGTAGGTGTTTCATCTGTGTATAATTGTACACCTTCTCTAGTTCTTCCACCTCTTCCATAAATATCCATAAACGCTTCTGTGTAAATAGACTCTGATATAAATGGTTCAGCAGTTTGGCCCATTGCTTGAGCTATTCCTTCGACAAAACCTTTCATTAAAATTTCTTCGTCTTCAATTCCTTCTTGAATATTTCTTAAGACAGTTTGAAAAGGTCTTGTTAATGTATCGTAAACATTGTTTCTACTATAATCCATAAAATATAATTCATTAGTTTCTGGATCTCTTAAATATATCTTTTG